GCCCGGCAGCAGCGTGTTCAGCTGATAGCCGTCGTCAGCCTGCGCCGAATAGACCGCGACGCTGCCGGGCCAGGGCTTGGCCGTGGCCGCGATATGGGGCGCGTGGGGCACCTCGTCGCCGGTGATCAGCGGCAGATCCAGGAACACAGGCTCGACCGGTACAGGCGCCACAAAGGGCCGCTGGCGGACCACCGAGTCCACCGCATCCGAGGCGGCATAGGTCTCGGGCTCGACCCGGACGGCCTCGACGATCTGATACCCCGCCTGCTCGACCCGGTCGATCCGATAGTTGACCGGCCCGCCCGCCCCCGGCAGCGCCACCACATCGCCCGCGCGCAGGTCCATCTGCGACGGCGGCAGCGCGAAGCTGGCGCTGTCGCGCGCCACCCGCGCCTCGCTCAGCCAGCGCTCGACCACCGCGCGCGCCTCGCGCCGTGTCATCACCAGCGGCAGATCTGACTGCGCCACCGTGGTGCTTTGCTCGTCGGGGAAGATGGCCTCTTCGCTGCGCGTCTGAAACTCGCCATCCGCCTCGGTAAACGTCAGCCGTAGCCGCCCCGAAACCTCGGCCTCGGGCGCGCGCATCAACCGCAGATCGCCATCGGGGTCGCCCGTGTCCACCACGGTCGCCGGGTCGATCTCGGCCCCCTCGCGCCCATCGCGGGTGCGGAAGACCAGCTTGCCCTCGCGCTCGATCGCGTCAAAGCCATAGGCCAGCATCAAGGGCTGCAGCCGCTCGCGCGCGGTGCCCGCCCCCATCGGCGAAAAGCCCTTGACCAGCCCGTAAAGCTCGGAGACATCGATCTCTGTCACCCCGGCCCAGTCGCAGATCTCGGCCACCAGGCTGTCCAGCGACCGCCCCGAGGCGCGCCCGTTCAGCCAATGCCCCCGCAGATAGTTCTCGCCGTCGTTCCACAGCTCGGTGTTGCCGGGGAAGTACGGATAGGGCCGCGCGTCCCAGGCCCAGACATGGGCCTTCGACATGTCGATCATCGCCGCGCCCGTCAGGTTCGAGCGCGGGTTGTTGGCCGCGTCGTTCCAATAGCTGGTCATCGCGCGCAGATACTGCGCCTGGATCACGTCGTCGCGCCGCCCGTTCGAGAAATAGGGCAGCTGGCTTTCGCTGGACTTGGGGTCGAGGAACTTGTTGGGCTGGTTGGTGGCCTTGTCCACCGCCGCGCAGCCGTATTCGGTGAACCAGAAGGGCTTGGATTGCGGCTGCCAGGCGGTGGGCTGGATCTCGCGCACACCGCCGATGCGGTTGTGATGCGGGTTCTCCCACCAGTTCCGGAAGTCCTTATAGCGGAAGACCCAGGGCTCGTCATGGGCGCCATCGGTGATCGGTGTGCGCTCTTGGCGGGCCCGGGCACCGGCGCTGGCATAGTACCAGTCATAGCCCTCGCCGCCTGCCACATTGGCGCGCAGATAGTCCAGGTTGTGGATCGCGCCCCAGTCCGCATCCGCATGCGCGCGCCCGTCCCGCCAATCGCTGAGCGGCATGTAGTTGTCGATGCCGATGAAATCGATCTCGGGGCGGCTCCACAGCGGATCGAGATGGAAGAACACGTCGCCCGTGCCGTCCTGCGGGTGATAGCCGAAATACTCGGACCAATCCGCCGCATAGCTGATCTTGACGTCCGGCCCCAGAATGGCGCGCACATCAATCGCAAGCTGCACCAGCGCGTCCACCGCCGGAAAGCTGTTGCCCGCGCCGCGGATGCGCGTGAAGCCCCGCATCTCGGACCCGATGCAGAAGGCGTCCACGCCGCCCGCCTTGGCGCAAAGATGCGCGTAATGCAGGATGAAGCGGCGATAGGACCACTCTTGCGTGCCGGTATAGGTCACCCCCTCCGCCCCATCCTCGAAATCGGTCACGCCCGCGGTGCCCACAAAGGCCGCGACCTCGGCCTCGGCGGCGGCGGTCCCGTCGCTCGAGCCCGCCTGCCCCGGCGCCTTCGCCGTGGTGATCCGCCCCCGCCAGGGCAGCGGCGCCTGATCGGGCGCGCTCGAGTAGGGATCGGGCAGGCCATTGCCCGCAAGCTGCTCCATCAGGATGAACGGGTAGAAAGTCACATGCTGGCCCGCCGCGCGCAGCGCCTGGATGCCCTCGATGACGCTGCGGTCGGTCGGCGTGCCGCCATAGACCGGGCGCTCATCGACCTGCGCAATCTCGTCCGAGTTCGCGCGGTTCACCCCTGAGACAGACCAGGGCATCCCCTCGCCCTCTTGCTCGGCGCGCTCGACCTTGGGCTTCAGCTGGCACTCGCCCACGCGCAGGTCGCTGCCAAACCAGCTGACCACCAGCACCGTGGCCTTGGACCGCGGCAGCTCGGCCTGCAGCCCGTCAAGCGAGGTCAAAAGGTCGGTCTTGCCGCTGATCGAGTTGATATTGGCGGGCTTCTTCTCGCCAAAGCCGCCGTCGTAATGCACCGGCGTGGTGGCCAGCGCGTATTCGCCCGTGCCCGGGATCAGCGCCACGCCCTCCACCGCCTCCGAGACATCGGGCACATGGCCCGCGTCAAACGGCCCAGGTCGCACCACCTCAAAGCTCAGCTGCGGGATGGGGTTGCCAAAGGGCGTCAGGTCCAGGTCCTCAAAGACCACATAGGCGGTGCCGCGATAGGCCGGGACCGCGCCCTCACCCTCGACCGCCTCGATCAGCGGGTCCGCCACCTGTGTCTCGTCGCCCAGATAGGGGCGCATGTTTACGGTGCTGCCATCCAGCAGCTGCCCGTCCGCCCAGACCCGCAAGACGCCGCCGATCACGCCCTCGCACAGCGCCACCGCAAAGCTGACCGAATAGGTGTAGCTGCGCGTTTTGGGCTGCTGCGGCGCGCCCTTGCCGCCGCCTTCGGTGGTGACATGCTCTTTGAATTGCGTGGCCCAGATCACCTGCCCCGGGATGCGCACCCGGCCATAGACCGTGCCGATGGGCGCGCCCTCGCTGGCGCCGGTGATGCGAAAGCGGTCCACCCGGCCGGTCTCGACCACATCAGAGCCGCGCCCCATGATCTTCTGGTCGATGACCTGGCCGATGGTGGCCCCCACCGCGCGCCCCAGGACCCCCGTCGAGAGGCCCAGGATCGAGGCGTTCAGCGCAGACCCCGCCATGAACCCCACAGCTGACAGAACGATGGTCGCCATTATCTGCTCCTCTCCGGGAAGGAAAACCGAGCCACGATGCGGCGCCGCCAGGGCGCCGATAACGGGCTCTCGATCACGCCATGCCTGTTATAGGCATGGACAAAACTGGCTTCTGGGCCGATCTCTGCGGCCAGGCCCAGATGTTTGGCAACGCCGCCATCGCGCATCCGAAACAGCAGCACATCGCCCGGCGCCTCTTGCGCCAGCGGCTTTTCGATCAGCACCCGACACGCGGCGGCCCAGAGCCGCTCGTCGCGCGACGCCTCGCTCCAATCGGGGGTGTAGGCGGGCACCGGCTCGGGCTCGCGCCCGTAAAGCGCCCGCCACACGCCGCGCAAGAGCCCCAGGCAGTCACAGCCCGCGCCCTTGGCCGAGGCCTGGTGCACATAGGGCGTGCCGCGCCAGGCCCGCGCCTCGGCCAGCGCTGCCTTACTCATTTGTGCCGCCCGGGAAGTCGGGCTCGTCCTTCGCGCCCGGGAACTCGGTCAGATCCAGGCTGCCGCCGTCCATCTCGCGGCCCGAGGACGGATAGGCCATCATCCAATCCTCGCCCGGGATATGCGGGAAGCCGCGGAAGTTGACCACGTTGTTGAATTTCAGCCGCGCCGTCTCCAGCCGCCCGTCATAGCCCGCGTAAAAGCGCACCAGATCGCCCGGCGCCACCGCCGCGCCCAGCGGCTCCCACAGCTCGATGCTGCGCCCCGCGCCGCTCAGGCGGTCGTTCTTGACCCAGCCCACCAAGCCCTCGGCGGCGCCGCTCAGGATCTCGCAGCGGCCGTTCTCGAACCAGAGGTCGTCAAACCCATCAAGCGCGGCAAAGCGGAAGAGCTTACGCTGCTCGACCTCTTCGACCGCGCCCTCAAAGACATAGCCCAGCGTGGTCAGATCGAACTTGTTCTGCGCGTCGCCCAGCACCACCGTGTCGGTGGCCTGATAGACGCGCCCCTTGGGTTGGTTGAGCCCCTCGGTCAGCCCGCGCAGCTCGGCGGTGAAGGCCCCGCCCCCGCGCGAGATCTCGCCCAGCGTGCCGCGGAACTGCATCACCCGCGCGCTGGGGTCCTGCCAGTTGACCAGCCAGGCCACCACTTCCGCCCCGTCAAAGCGGCCCGCCTCGATGTCCTCTTCGCGCAGCGAGGCGTCTGACAGAACGCCCACCGCCTCGCCATTGTCGACCGACAGGCCCGTGGCCTGCTGCACCGCGCTGGCCGCAAGCCCGGTGTCGGCCCGGTAGGTCAGCCCGCCAAAGGCAAGGTCGCGGTCGTGATCGGTGAAGCCATAGGCCGTGCCGTCCTTGCGCGTCAGCGACCAGGCGCGGCACAGCGTGGTGTGACCGGTCTGCAGATGGGCCTGCAGCGCCTCTGGCAGCGCCATCAGACCCGCAGCTCCACGATCGGCACGCTGGGCACATCGCCCGCCTGGAACGAGGCCACCGAGGTCTGGATGCGGTCAGTGTCAAAGCGCACCGGCACGTCGAACTCGAACCCGCCGGTGATGCGCGCGCCCGCGGCCGGCGCGTCCGTGAAGGTGACAATCCCGGTCTCGTGATCCACGGTGTAATGCACCGTCTCAACCAGCGGGTCGCCCTGCAGGCCCATATGGACGGTCCCCTGCACCGGCTTGACGATGGGGCGCAGATAGGACTGCTGGCCCGACTGATAGGTCTTGCTCAGCTGGAAGGCGCGGCGCGTGCCGTCGCCTTCCGCGATCAGCTGGTCGTCATAGGCGGGGTCCCGCGAGGCGGTGCAGGACTTGTAATCCGACCAATCCTTCCAGCGGAACCCGTTCAGCTGGCCCTGGCGCGCCTCGAAAAAGGCAATCAGCGTCTCGACATCGTCCAGGCTGCGCATCGCCACGCCCGCGTCATAGCGGCGGCGCGAGTGCTGCCAGGGCGTGTTGCGCTCTTCATAGCCGTTGGCCAAAGTGACGATCTCGGTGCGCCGCTCGGGCCCGCCAACCGAGCCAAAGCTCAGGCTGGCGGGGAAGCGAACCTCATGAAATGCCATGGATAACTCCTCGTCCGATTTGAGTTGGGAGGGGCCAAATCCGTCACGGATTTGGGACCAGAATTCGTCACGAATTCTGACCAGCGCCCCGCCTCATCTGTTGCGCTGCCCGCGTGACAGCGCGCGCGCCATCTGCGCGGCGATCTGGCTCTGGCTGCGCCGGAAGCTCTCGGCGTTCGGCGTCTGGATGTTCATCACCACCTGCACCGGCCGTCCCCCGCCGCCCTCGGCGCGCACGCCAAGCTTGCCGTCCGAGCCGCGCGTCAGCGGCATGATCGCCTCGGGCCCCGCCTCTCCCATCAGGCCCATGCCGCCCCGCATCGGGAAGGTCACCGGGCCCGATACCACGCCGCCCTTGGCAAACGGCATCACCTTGCCCTGGCTGAAGGCGCCGCCATCGGCGAAGCCCATGATGCCGTTGATGATCCCACCGATCCCGCTGGCGATGTGGTCCGTGACCGGCCGGATCGCCGCCCGGAAGGCCGTCTCCGAGATCGAGCGCGCCAGATCCCCCAAGACGTCGCTCAGCTTGGCGCCGTCCTGGATGATGTTCTCGAACGCCCGGCCCAGCTGGCTGCTGAGGCGGGCGGTCGAGATCCGGTACTTGGCCGACGAGCGCTCGGTCTCGTCTCCGTTGCGCATCACCTCGCCGGTCAGCGCGCCAATGCTGCGCGCTGTGTCCTCGGCCTGGGTCTCCAGCGAGACCATGCTCGCGCCCAGGAACTCCGCTTCATCCATTCTCTTCTCCGTCACTTGTGGCGTCGGGGTAAAGCGCCAGCAGCGCCTCAAGCCCGTCGCGTCCCAGCGCGCCCGCCGCGCCGCTTCCCTCGCGGCCCAGCATCACCATCAGCTCGACCGGGGTGAGGGCCTAGAACTCGGCCGGTCGCAGGCCCAGCCCCTTCAGCCCGGCCCGCATCAGGCCGGGCCAATCGAGGCCCGTTTCTGGCCCCGATCCTGGCCCCTCTCTCGGCTCAGCCATCCAGCGCAAAGGCCCGCTGGATCAGCAGGCCCGCCGCCTTGGTGGCCGCCAGCGGCCCGCCCTCGATCTCGGCGCTCAAAAGATCCGCGCGTGTGCCCCGCCAGCCGCCGCCGCGCAGCCCCGCCACAATCAGCGAGACCACGTCGCGCGCACGCACCTGGCCGCTCTCGAAGCGCTCGATCAGCGCCACCAGCGTGTCGGCCTCAAGCTCGGCCTCCAGCTCGGCCAGCGCGCCCAGCGTCAGCTTCATCACCATCGGCGCGCCGTCGATGACCAGCTCCACATCCCCCGCCCAAGGATTGGCCATCTTACAGCGCCGTGAAGGTCAAGGCGCCCGCCGAGGCCATGCTCAGCTCGAAGGTGGCCTCGCCGTTATGCGTGCCCGCATACTCGATCGAGGTGATCTGGAACGCGCCTTCCACGGTGCCGAAATCGGGGATGATCACCTGAAAGTTCGGCAGCTCGGCGTTAAAGAAGATCTGCCGCGCGCGCTCATCGGTGGTGGCGTCGCGGAAAATGCCCGAGCCCGAGATCGCCGCCGATTTCACACCAGCACCCGCGAGCAGTTCGCGCCAGCCACCCTCGCTCTCCAGGCTGGTGACATCCACGCTCTCGGCGTTGAACGAGATCCGCGTGGCGCGCAGCCCCGCCATGGTTTCGAACTGACCGGCGCCGGTCATATCCAGCTTGATCAGCAGGTCCTTGCCGTTCTGGGCAGCCATATCTGTCACTCCAATTTGAAAGGAAATTCATGGTCTTAACCGCGCCCCTGTTCCTGATGGGGGCGGGCCGTCATTCTGTGTCTTCCACCAGCGCCCGAAAGCGCAGGTCAACGCGGCGATGCCCGCCGCGTGCGGTGCGCTCGGCGCGGGCCCTCACAAAGCTCAGGCCGATCAGGCTGCCCCGGCTGAGGGTCAGCGGGGCCTCCAGCAGCGCGTCATTGACCGCGCCCGCGATGGCCTTGGCGGCGTGGAACCCCGCCGTCTCGGTCACAACGCTGATCGTGAAGTCATGGGCGGCACCCGCCTGGCAGATGTCCGAGCGGTCGCGGACCTCTTCCGGGCCGATCACCACATAGGTTTCGGGCACAGCGCCCGCGGGCGCGGCATCAAAGATGGCGCTGCCCACCAGCGCGGTCAGCTCGGCGCTGGCCTGAAGCGCCTGATAGACCGCGGTTTGCAGCGCGGCGGCCATAGCATAGCTCATGCGCGGACCTCCTCTTGGCGGGCAAAGCACGTCAGAAACCGGGCGCGCGGCTCGGCCTCGGTGACGGCCAGGATCCGGAAGATCCGGGCGCCGTCGCGCAGGCGCTGGCCCGGTGCGGGGCGTGAGGGCGCGCCATGGGGGGCGGCGCGCACCGTGATCTTCAGCGGCACCGTCGCAACGGGCAGCTCAGACAGCTCGGCTTCTCGGCCGGTGCCCGGTGTCACCTCGGCCCAAAGCGTGCCCAGGGCCGCCCAGGTCTCGGTGAAGCCGCCCGCGCCGTCCGGCGTGCGGCTCGGGGCCTCAAGCGTCAGCATGCGGGTCAGCGCCGGGGTCATTGCAAGGCCTCACCAAAAAGCCGCACGCGGCGGTAGCGGTCGATCAGCAGGCTCACGCCGAAGGGCATGGGCTTGTCGCCCTCGGCCAGCACCGCGCGGTTCTCATAGTAATGCGCGGCCAGCAAAAAGACCGCCTGGCCCAGATCGGGCGGCAGATCGCCCCAGGCCGCGCCATATCCGGCGGTAAAGCTGACCTCGGCCTGACCATGGGTTGGGATCACCGGCAGCCTTGTGCCCACGGCGCGCAGGCTGGGGGCCTGGCTGTCCTTTTGCAGGCGATAGGCGGCGCTGTCGGCGATGGTCTCGCCGCCCGTGCTGTCGACCAGCTTGACCTCGGTGACCGCCGAGAGCGGGGCCACGGGCAGGGTCTGGCAGTGCGGGTCGCGCCAAGCGGTCAGCGTCCAGACATAGCTGCGGCTGACCAGGATCTTGCCGGTGCGCGCCTCGATGGCGGCGATGGCGGCGCGCAAATAGCTCGCCAATACGCCGTCCTGCAGCCCGTCATCGGCAAACCCCGTGCCAAGCCGCAGGTGGTCTTTGAATTCCGCGACCGGCAGCGCCTCGGAGGGAACTGTGGTCTCTTCGACTAACATCATGATGAACGTCTCCGAAAGTCGGGGCCCCTCGTTGGGCTCTTGTTGGAATGGGCGCGCGCCCCCGCGTTGCTCGGACGGAGGGGAGCAGCTAGACAACGCAACCAAAGTCCAGGCGCGCGCCCATCTCGGCCGCCCCGCCGCAACCGGCGGAGGCGACCTAGACCAGACCGCACGCGGCCTGGCCTGTCTGGGTCGGACCTAGAGGACCGAGAACTTCAGCACCTTGATGGCGTTGAAGTCCGTGACGTCGCCGCCCACGCGCTTGGAGGCGTAGAACATCACATGCGGCTTGGCCGAGAACGGGTCACGCAGGATGCGCAGGTCCGGGCGCTCGGCGATGGTATAGCCCGCGTGGAAGTCGCCAAAGGCGATCGCCAGGCTGCCCGAGGCGATGTCCGGCATCTCTTCGCTGACCAAGACCGGATAGCCCAGAAGGCGCGAGGGCTCGCCCGCAACAATGCTGTCGGTCCACAAGAAGCGCCCGTCGGCGTCCTTCAGCTTGCGCACCTCGCCCACCGTCTTCGAGTTCATGATGAACGTCGCGTTGGCGCGGTACTGGCTGCCCAGCGCGAAGACCAGGTCGATCAGCGCGTTGGCGGCGTCGTTGGGCGCGAAGGCCCCGTCAGCGCCGGTCGTGACCTCGCCCAGCTGACCCCAGGTCTCGGTGCCCGCCTTCTCGGTCGGGTAGGTCAGGAAGCCCTTGGGCTTGTCGATGCCGTCGCCGTTCACGAAGGCGTCAGATTCCGCGCAGGCGAACTTCTCGGCCACACGGCCAGCCAGCCAGGTCTCGACGTCAAAGGCGCTGTCGTCCAGCAGGCGCTGCGAGATCTTGGGCAGCGCGCTCAGCTCGTGCAGCGGGATCGAGATGCGGGCCAGATCCGGGGTGGAGGTCTCGGCCGCGTTGGCGGTCTCGGTGGCCCAGCCCGCGCCGGTCTCGGTGATGTCGATCAGCACGTCATAGGCGGCGGCCTCAACATTGACGACATTGGCCACGGCGCGGCACGAGGCGGTCGTGCGCAGCACAGCCTGGATCGAGTCCGAGGTCTTGGGCGACACCAGGTACCCGCCATCGGCGTTCACCGCCGTGCTCAGCGCTTTGCCCTCCAGCTCAAGGCCGCGCAGCGCGCTGTCATCGCCGTGGCGAATATAGGCCTCAAAGGCCTTCTGGTGCGGCGCTTCCACCTCTGCCGAGGTCGCCAGGGCCGGGCGCGCCCGGGTCAGGGATTTCCGATCAAGCATCATCAGTCGCTCTTCCTGTTGTTGAAATTTCGTCTGGATCTCGGCCTGGAACGCGCCCAGGTCCGCCACGAAGCCGGCCAGCGCCGTCTTCACCTCTTCCGCGGGGCTGTGCCCCGCATGCACGGGGGCAGCGCCCCGAGCCCCCGTCACCAGGGTCTTCTCGGTCTCACTCATGAAACGGTCCTTGATTAAGAGTGAACGAAGCTGGCTTAGGCGCGTGGTGTGCGGGCCAGCGTTTGGCGGGCCGCCTGAATGGCGGCGGCCACCTCGCGCAGCAGGGCGTCCTCAGGGGCGCTTGCCGCGTCCCCTTTGGCGCCCACCCGCGCATCCGGAAGCATCGGGAAAGTCACGAGGCTGACCTCCCAAAGCTCCAGCTCTGACAAAAGCCGCTGGCCCTTGTCATTCTTTGTGGCCCGCACCGTGCGATAGCCGATCGACAACCCGTCGATGGCGCCGGCCTCGATAAGAGCCATGGCCTCGCGGCCCTTTTCTACATCCGCCAGGATGCGGCCTTTGACGTAGAGGCCCCTGTCATCCTCGCGGACCTCGTCCCAAACGCCGATGGGCTGGGCCGGGTCGTGCTGCCAGAGCATCTTGACCGAGCGCTTCGCCGCCTGCAGCGCCGTGAGCGATTTGCCATAGGCCCCCGGCGCCACCACGTCATTGCCCTGATCGACCTTGCCGAAATAGCTGGCATAGCCCTCGACCTGCGCGCCATCCGTGACGCGGATCTCATCGCCGAGCTTGAGGAACTTGTGCTCTAATTCATTCATAAACTTGTCCTTTTTTGCGCCACTCGTCGGTCCTGACGTCCCTTCTCGTATCAGTCATCCTCACTGAGCCGCGGCAGTCCCAGCAGCAGCCGCTTCTCGGCATCGCTGAGGAAATCCGCCCCCGCGATGCGGCTCCATTGCTGGTCGCGCTCGGCTGCCAGCGCGGGCACTTGATCGAGGTCGGGGCGCAGCTCGACCGCCTCGCCGGTGTAGCCCGCCAGCCAATGGCTGACCGCCGCCGTGACCCGCGTGGCCAGCGGCAGCACCGTCAGCCGATAGAAGGCCCGGTTCGCCTCGGCGTAGTTCGAATAGGTCGCGTCCCCCGGGATCCCCAGCAGCATCGGCGGCACCCCGAAGGCCAGCGCGATCTCGCGCGCGGCGCTTTCCTTGGTCTTCTGGAACTCCATGTCCGTCGGGCTGAAGCCCATCGGCTTCCAGTCGAGCCCACCTTCCAGCAGCATCGGCCGCCCTGCATTCGCGGCGCCCTGGTGGTGGCTCTCCATCTCCATCAGCAGCCGGTCATATTGGTCCGTGGCCAGCGTGCCCTGCCCGTCCGAGCCCTTATAGACGATCGCCCCCGAGGGCCGCGCGGCGTTGTCCAGCAAGGCCTTCGACCAGCGCGACGCGCTGTTATGCACGTCCAGCGCCGCCGCGGCCGCCTGCATCGGCGAGAAGCCGTAATGGTCGTCCTGCGGGTGGAAGCTCTTGATGTGGCAGATGGGCGAGCCCGCCTCGCCCACCGCCCAGCGGTGCTTCTTGCCGCCCACCGCGTATTCAAAACCCGCGGGCCAGCCGTCTTCGCCCGGCACCACCGACATCCGGTCCGAGCGCAACACATGCAGCTCAAGCGGCGCGCCCAACTCGCCCACCACCGCCTCGACATAGCCGTTCCCGCTCAGCAGCAGCTGCCCATAAAGCGCCTCGAACAGCTCGGCCCGGCCCTGCGCGCTGTTGGGGCGCGCGATCAGCGACAGGATCGGGTGCGTCTCGTAGCGGCGCTCGGCGTCCTGCAGCACCAGCGGCAAGGCGGCGGCGGCCTCGGCGATCAGCTTGACCGAGCGGAAGCCCACCGGGTTGCCCGCAAAGCCCTGCCGCGTCAGGCTGCCGGTGTCGCGCGGGGTCCAGGCCACGCGGCCGCCGGTGCTCCAGGCGGCGCCGGCCTGCGCAGCCAGGGCCTCGATGCGGTTCACGGTGAGGTAGTTGTAGGTGCTGCCGCAGGTGAACCAGTATTCACCGATATTTCCCAAGTAGCTTGGTTTTTCCGCGAGTTTGGCCGTTTTGTTGTGCGTTTTCAACCCTGACTGCGGCGTCGGCTACAAGAATATCGATTCTGAGGGTTCCACGCGTGTGTTTTCTGC